GGTACGACTTGGATGAGGCTGAATTGGTGGCTGACACTTGCTCTGATTGTGGCGCACCCCTGAAGTTAAAGAAGTCCGTATCGGTCTGGGCTACATCTGTACCAAAAGCCGGTGCTAAGACTTGGGGCCAGACTTAGGAACAGGGATGAATTTTGTCAAATTTAGACCCGATTATCGGTACCGCTAAGGCGGCAACCCAGAGCATCAAGTCTGCTATTCAGTCAGGCAAGGAGATAAGTTCAGCCGTTGAGTCGATTCAGAACTTTGGTATGGCGGAGGTCAAAGCCCGTCACGCTTTTAAGAATGTACGCAAGAGTCAAGTAGGCGAAATAACAATCATGACCGCTATGGCGGAGTGGCGCAGGCTAGATCAGATACGCCGCATGGAGTTGGAAGTAAAAGACTTTCTGATCCAGCAGTTTGGGCAGTTTAAGGGTGAAGAAGAGTTTGAGAAGGTCAAGAAGATTAAAGATGACATGATTGCCCGTCATGCCAAGAGTAAAGATGCAATGGGCAGGGATATAGAGAAGTTACGAGAGTTGCAGATTATTTGTGTGATGCTGGCGTTTCTGGTTGTCACAATTTATTACATTATGAAGGGTCATCTGTAATGGCTGAGAAACTAAACGCTAATGACACGCTCTCCAAGGTGCTGGCGTATGTTGACTCGCCGTTTAAGTTGTTTGCCATGATCATGATGGCGGTGCTGGCCTTCGGTGGCTGGATGCTGTACGACAATAAAGACCTAATTGTAGGGACGTACAAGGAAAGCCAGAAACTGCCTGAGATTGTGGAAGACCGGGTTGAGGATGCCGTAGCCCATCTGTTTAAGACCACGGGTGCGACTACCGTGGCGGTGTTTAAGGTGAACCCCCTGCTGGGAACCCGGGTGCAGTATCGGGCGTATACCAAGGAAGGCAGGGACAAGACTAATGACGGACTGGACGTAGGACTCTTTACAACTAATCAAGCCAACAATCAAGACGTAGTTAACCTCATGGCAGGCAACGTACCATGCAGTGAGTACAAGGCCGCACAGTCAGAGATTGGCTTGTGGTACATCGAGAAGGGTATGCGGTTTGGGTGTCGGATCAGTATTCCACCCGAGCCAAGTAGATTCATAGGACAGATTACCGTGGGATGGGACAAGCCTCCCGCTGATTTAGACCAGACCCGGGCGATGCTCAATATCGCCGCAACCATGCTTTCAAGGAGTAAAAAATAATGTTACCCATAGCCGCACTATTAAGTATTGGTGAGAAGGTACTGGACAAGGTTCTTCCAGATCCAGAGGCACGGGCCAAGGCGCAAGCAATGCTTTTAGAGATGCAGCAAAAAGGAGAACTTGCCAAACTCCAAGCCGACATGAATGAGCAGGATAACCTGACCAAACGGGCTGAGGCCGATATGAAGTCGGACTCATGGCTATCTAAGAACATCCGGCCTATGACGCTAATCTTTATTTTGCTGACATACACCGTATTTGGGATGATGTCTGCTTGGGAGATTGAGGTAAACAATAACTATGTAGAACTCTTGGGCCAGTGGGGGATGCTAATTATGTCCTTCTATTTTGGCGGGCGTACCCTTGAGAAGATCATGGACATGAAGGCGAAGAAAGATGCAACTAACAAATAACTTTTCTCTTGCCGAGATGGTGAAGTCTGATACTGCACTGCGGCATGACATGGACAACACACCGGGGGAGGCTGAGATTGCTAATCTTAAAACGCTCTGTGAAAAGGTATTGCAGCCCGTCCGTGACAAATTCCAAACCGGAGTCAAGGTCAACTCAGGATTCAGGCACCCCGAAGTCAACGCAAAGGTGGGAGGCTCCAAAACGTCCGACCATTGTAAAGGACAAGCCGCTGACATTGAGATTCCCGGTATTGCCAACGCAGACCTAGCCGTGTGGATCATGGACAACCTTGAGTACACCCAGTTGATCCTTGAGTTCTACACCCCCGGCGTGCCGGATTCGGGTTGGGTGCATGTTTCCTACGACCCTGCTAACCTCAAGAAACAGAACTTGACCGCTACCAAACAGGGCGGTAAAACGGTATATCTACCGGGACTTGTAGCGTGAGGAAACCATGCCATTTATAGCACTTAGATTTAAACCGGGAATAAACCGAGATCAGACCAACTACTCTAACGAGGGTGGCTGGTTCGAGGGTGACAAAATTCGTTTCCTTTCGGGTTTTCCTCAAAAGATTGGTGGCTGGCTTAAACAGACGCCTAATACCTTTCTTGGCACTTGCCGCCAACTATTTAATTATGCAACAACTTATGGGGACAACCTATTAGCCGTTGGAACAAACTTAAAACTGTACATAGAAGCAGGTGGTTATTTTTATGACATTACCCCACTCCAATCCACAACGGCTGCTGGAGATGTAACATTTGCTGCTGTTAACGGATCTTCTACCGTAACAGTTTCGGATACAAGTAATCCAGCAGTGGCAGGTAATTATGTTCAGTTTACTGGCGCCGTTTCTTTGGGTGGTAACGTCACGGCTGCGATCTTAAACGTCAACCAAGGCTTTGAGATTGCTACCGTAGTTAATGCCAACGCTTACACAATTGTTGTTCCGGTAACGGCTAATGCTTCTGATGCAGGTAATGGCGGCTCTGCAACGGTTGGTAAGTATCAGATAAATGTTGGTACTCCCGGCGGCACATTTGGTTACGGATGGGGTACAGACACTTGGGGCCGTCTTGAGTGGGGTCTTGGCGGAACAATACCGGTTGCTTTACAAGGTAACGATTGGTGGTACGACAACTTTGATAATGACTTAGTTGCTAATATTCGAGACGGCGCTATTTATTATTGGGAGCGTGGGTCTTCTACTAACCCCGGGGTAGCGCTTGATACTAATGCAATCCTTCTTTCAGTAAAGGCCACCGCAGATGGATACAACGCCAATGCAGTACCAACCAAGGCTATGCAGGTTCTTGTATCGCAAAACGACAAGCATCTTCTCGCTTTTGGGAGTGTGCCTTTTGGTTCTACTAATGTGGCTGATTTTGACCCCCTTCTTATTAGGTGGGCTGATCAGGATAATCCGAGCCAATGGACTCCGACGCCTACCAACTCTGCGGGATTTATAAGAGTTTCTCGTGGCTCAAGGATTGTCCGCGCCATACCAACCAGACAAGAGATCTTGGTGTGGACAGAATCACACCTTTATTCTTTTCAATACCTTGGAACCACGGATGTATTTGGCTTACAGGAACTAGCAGATAACATCTCTATTCTTAGCCCACGGGCTACTGTAACCGTAAATAACGTCACTTACTGGATGGGGCATGACAAGTTCTATGTCTATTCAGGCCGTGTCGAGACGCTTCCCTGCACCCTGCGTCAGTTTGTCTATCAGGATATTAACTACGGTCAGGCCGACACTATTATCTCTGGTACAAATGAGGGTTGGAATGAAGTCTGGTGGATATACCCAAGTTCTAATTCTTCGTACCCCAACCGTTATGTAATTTATAACTACCTTGAGCGTATCTGGTACTACGGAAATATTGATCGCACGGCTTGGTTAGATAGTCCCCTACGTGAATATCCTATGGCAGTTAATACACCCGGTGGCACCATTACTGGGGTTTTATATGATCAAGAAAACGGTTTAGATGACGACGGTGCTCCTATAACGGCCTACATTCAATCGTCTGATTTTGATATTGCTGATGGTGAGCAGTTTATGCTGACCCGTCGTATGCTGCCCGATATTAACTTTTCTAAGTCTACTGCCGCTCAACCAGAGGTAACGCTACAGATTCGCCCCCGTAACTTCCCCGGGTCAGGCTTTCAACCTGTGGGTACGACGGATTCTAAACCGGTAATTGAGACTGCGGTAGATGTTTACACGGATCAGGTATTTATCCGTGCCCGTGCCCGTCAGATGGCGTTAAAGATTAGTTCAGAGGACTTAGGCGTTAATTGGCAGTTAGGTGTGCCTAGACTAGATGCTCGTGTGGATGGTAAACGCTAATGGCACTTGAGAAGTTTCAGGCGCCAGCATTACCGGTACCGCCTGTTGAATACGACCAGAGATACCACACGGATCTGATTCGTATACTTCGCCTTTACTTTAACCAACTAGACTCGCTTACCCCCAACCAAGCCAACTCGTACCGTGCTGATAACTTTTATGGTGGAGACTTTGTTGGGTATGGTCAAAACTTAGTCTTTCCTCATATTGCCGCATCTGACTCAACAGATCAGATTGCTACAGGAAATAACACCGCCACTCAGGTTAAGTTCAATACACTTGACTCTAGTTTTGGTTGGACTCTTAATCCGTCCGGCTCGGCAACGGCTACCTATGACGGGGTTTATAAAATTACTTTTAGCCTTCAGTTTGTTAATTCG